TGCCGGGAGATGAAGGCGCATTCCGTCCTAAGTTTGGTCAGCACACGTTGCCGGGTGGTGAGAACTACCGTGAGTTGCTGCTGACGATGCCATCAAATATGAGTCAATATAATAAATATGTTGCTTCTTTGAGGGCAAAATATGGAGAAGGTGGGCTTTCTAATCTTCCTTTAACTGATATTGAGCGATCAAGGCTTGATAAGTTTTATGAGAGTGAGGATTTGCCTTCTTATGAATCTTCTCATTTCCCCGGTCAACCAAATATCCTAGCCCATCTTCGCGTCAATGACAGAGTAGATGCTGACGGTAAAAAGATGCTGCTTATTGAGGAAGTACAGAGCGACTGGCATCAGACTGGTAGGGATCAAGGGTATAAAACCAAAGAAAATTTAGAGAATTGGTACAACAAAAATAAACTTGACACTGATCCACCTTTTTCTAGCTTGAACAATGAGCAAATAAGCACTATTGAGCGTAATAGAAATGCTGGAATGGGTGGAGATACCGGCGTTCCAGATGCTCCAATGAAAGACACTTGGTATCAACTAGCTCTAAAGAGAGCTATCCAAGTTGCAGCAGAGCAAGGCTATGATCGTATCGGATTGACAACAGGCGCAAGACAAGCAGAGCGTTTTGATTTGAGTAAGCATATTGATGTATTGTCTGCTAGCAAGAATCAAGATGGTACATTTAATATCCAAGGCTTTAAAGATGAAGGTCAGCGAGAGCGAGGCAGGAGAGCGCCGTTAGTAGATGAATCTAATGTAACTGCTGAATCTCTTTCTGGTGTCGTTGGCAAAGATTTAGCTAAACGCATAATTGACGAAGGCGGGGGCGATTATTCTGGCATTGATCTTCGTGTAGGCGGCGAAGGAATGAAGAAATACTACGACGAAATCTATCCTAAGTTCCTAGACAAGTACGGTAAGAAGTGGGGAGCTAAGGTGGGTGAGACTACTGTTCCTACAGATAGAGCTACTATAGACGGTATGCCTTCAATGTATCCTAATCAAGAGCCAATCCGTTACATAGACATCACACCAGAGATGAAAGCAGGTGTTTCTAAAGGACAACCTCTATTCATGGCAGCACCAATAGGGGCAGGACTATTAGGAGCACAGCAGGATCAACGCAAGTAAGCATGACATCCAAAGGATAATGCAAAAATGGAAACAAACGAAGTTAAAGAAACAAACGCTAACTGGAAAGTTGGCGACGGTACAGCAGGGCCGGGAAGGCCCAAAGGAATGCCGAATAAGTCAACGGTAACTGTGCGTAATGCCATTGCTCAACTGCTAGAGCGCAATGTTCCTTATATGGAGCGTTGGCTGCAAAGAGTGGCAGAGGGTGATGAAGTATTGGGGATCAAGGCTGATCCGCATAAGGCGTTAGATATTATGCTAAAGATGAGCGAGTACCATATCCCTAAGCTAGCTAGGACTGAGGTAACGGGTAAGGATGGCGATGCTCAAGAGATGGTAATCCGTTGGGGAGGAAAGAAATGAAATATCGACAGATGAATAACTGCCCGATGTGCAGCGCGTTCATGATTGGCAACCAGTGCGTTAACTGCGGCTATCGTAAGCCCACAAGCCAGCATTGATGAAAGAGATCGTAATTAGTTACGAGCCTAGACCGCATCAATATGCGCTACATGAGGCATTAGATACGAAGCGGTTTGTGGTTGCTGTTATGCATCGTCGCGCTGGAAAGACTGTTGCGGCGATTAACCATCTAATTAAAGCGGCAATTGAGTGTGAGAAGCCTAATCCTCGATTTGCTTATATTGCTCCAACATACGGCCAAGCCAAGCGAGTAGCGTGGGATTACTTGCTTGAGTTCACTAGGCCACTAGGCGCTGTGGCAAACATTGCTGAGCTTAGGGTGGACTTTTGGGGTAGGCGCATTTCGTTATACGGGTCAGATAACCCTGACAGCTTGCGTGGTCAATACTTTGATGCCATTTGCTTAGACGAGATTGGCGATCAAAACCCTAAGATTTGGAACGAAATTCTTCGTCCAGCCCTAGCAGATCGAATGGGTTGGGCTTTGTTTATTGGCACGCCAAAGGGCAATAACCACTTCAAAGACCTCGCTGATAGAGCTAAAGAAACCGAGGGTTGGGCTTATCTTGAGTTTAAAGCCAGCGAAACCGGAGTCTTGCCTGAGTCTGAACTCAAGGCTGCTCAGTTGGAGATGGGGGATGACAAGTATGCTCAGGAATTCGAGTGCTCGTTTAATGCCGCTGTGGAGGGAAGCTACTATGGCAAACTCATTAACGATCTTGAAAGCAACGGGCATATTAGTGAGTTTCCTCATGATAGCCTCTGCCGTAGTTTTGTTAGTTGGGATCTTGGAATGGGCGATTCTACTGCTCTATGGGTTGTCCAACTTGCTGGCAAGGAAGTTCAAGTCTTAGACTGCGTAGAGAATCACGGCGTAGGTCTAGACTGGTACGTTACATGGCTGAAAGATAATGGCTACGAGAAGTTTAGCCAGATCCTGCCGCATGACGTACAGGTAAGAGAATTAGGTACAGGCAAGTCTCGCAGGGAAGTCCTTGAGGAGGCTGGCTTGTCCATCACGGTTTGCCCGAAGTTGAGTGTTGCTGATGGTATCCAAGCGGTTCGCAGGTTGCTTCCTCGCTGCTGGTTCCATCCTCGCACTAAGCATGGTCTCAACGCTCTTAGGAACTACCGGCGGGAGCATGATGAGAAACGGGCTATTTTCTACGAGAAACCATTGCACGACTGGTCTAGCCATCTGGCAGACGCATTCAGATACCTAGCGATAGGGCTTGACGAAAGCGATAGTTCGTGGTCAACAACATTGCCAATTAAGACAAAATGGATTGTATAATAGGCAAAACTGCCATTTAAGGTATTGCTATGAAGATGGACGAAGGCCAAATTAAGGGCATTCTCGAAAACGAGATCGACAATGCCATCGGTTATATTGATACCGAAACCACAGACCAGCGGTCGAAAGCCCTTGAATACTACCTACGTTATCCTTATGGCAATGAAGTTGAAGGCCGTAGCCAAATCGTTACTGGTGAGGTTGCTGAGGCAATTGATGGAGCCTTGCCACAGCTAATCCGTGTCTTCACGACCACGGAAGATATTGTTTATTTTGAGCCACAGACCCCGGAAGATGAGGAGTCTGCTAAGCAGGCTACCGACTACTGCAACTGGGTGTTCTATCGTGAGAACGAAGGACTGCTGATCCTGCACAACTGGTTCAAAGATGCGCTGATGCAGAAGGTTGGCGTGGTCAAGGCGTACTGGGACAGCAAGGAAGACGTAAAGAAAGAGAAGTACAAGAACCTGACTGAAGATGAACTGGCAATGCTGCTGTCTGACCCGTCTATCGAGGTCGTAGAGCAAGAGATTGAGTTCATGGACGGTGGCGTAGATCAGATGGGTATGCCTATCCAGATCCCGCTGTACGAGGTCAAGGTCAAGAAGGTCAAGAAGTACGGCTGCGTAAAGATTGAAAACGTGCCGCCTGAAGAATTCCTGATTAGCAAATCGGCAAGAACGATTGAGGACTCGAGCTTCGTAGCCCATCGTCGCTTGATGACTCGTAGTGAACTGATCGCTATGGGCTTTAGTAAGAAGGTTGTGGATACGCTTCCGTCTTACGATGACCTGCAATACTCTCCTGAACGTGTAGCCCGATTCTCTCAAGGTGAGCAGCCGGATGAAAACATCAGCCTTGACCCTGCCATGCAGGTTATTGAGGTATACGAGTGCTATATATACATTGACGAGAACGATGACGGTATTGCTGAACTGCGTAAGATCATCTATTCCGGCAGTGAAATCCTTGACGATGAGGAATGCGACGTAATCCCGTTCCATTCGCTCTGTCCTATCCCGATTCCGCACAAGTTCTTCGGTCAGTCGCTGGCTGATCGGACGATGGACATCCAGCTAATCAAGTCCACTGTGACCCGTCAGATGCTGGATAACCTGTATCTCACGAACAACGCTCGTTTGGGTATCGTTGATGGTCAGGTCAACATTGATGATGCGCTTAACGCTACACCGGGTGGCGTTGTCCGCATGAAATCGGCTGGCTCGATCATGCCGATTGAGGTTCCTTCCGTTA